AGATGCGCACGGGCTTGTCTCAGGGGAAATCATTCTCAGAAATGATGGAAAGTTTGGGATTTTCAAGTGCCATTGTCACTCAGTTATCCCTAGCGGAAGTCCATGGAAATCTCCACCTGAGTTTGGGAAAGATAGAAGAGTATCTAGACAATCTAGCCAAGGTCAAGAAAAAATTAATTGAAGTAGCAAACTATCCTTTGATTTTGCTGGGTTTTCTTCTCTTAATCATGCTGGGGCTACGGAACTACCTACTACCACAACTGGATAGTAGCAATATTGCCACGCAAATTATCGGCAATCTGCCACAAATCTTTCTAGGCATGGTAGTGTTTGTTTTTCTACTTACTCTTTTAGCGCTAACTTTTTATAAAAGAAGTTCTAAGATGCGCGTCTTTTCTATCTTAGCATGCCTTCCCTTTCTTGGAATCTTTGTGCAGACCTATTTGACAGCTTATTATGCGCGTGAGTGGGGGAATATGATTTCGCAGGGAATGGAGCTGACGCAGATTTTTCAGATCATGCAGGAACAAGGTTCTCGGCTCTTTAAAGAAATCGGTCAAGATCTGGCTCAAGCCCTGCAAAATGGCCGCGAATTTTCTCAAACCATAGCAACCTATCCTTTCTTTAAGAAGGAGTTGAGTCTCATTATCGAGTACGGGGAAGTCAAGTCCAAGCTGGGTAGTGAGTTGGAAATCTATTCTGAAAAAACTTGGGAAGCTTTTTTTACCCGAGTCAACCGCACCATGAATCTGGTGCAGCCACTGGTTTTTATCTTTGTGGCTCTGCTTATCGTTTTACTTTATGCGGCAATGCTCATGCCCATGTATCAAAATATGGAGGTGAATTTTTAAAATGAAAAAAATGATGACATTCTTGAAAAAAGCTAAGGTTAAAGCTTTTACACTTGTGGAAATGTAGGTTACTAAAATTATTTATATTTTCCAATTGATAACAATATCCTCAGCTGTTACTCTGACCTTATTTATAAGCCCTCTAACAAGTACCTTTTGACTTTCATAGTCCATTGAGAAGACTTTCTCAGCGTTTAGCAGTTTTCTCATCTCATCCTTTCTTTTGTCTTTCCTGAGTGCTGGATCGTTTTCCAGTTCGGTCTCAAGAGTTCCCCTCATGCTTATAAATTCGGCTGACTTGCTCTGTAATTCCTCAAGAGTAATGCGATCATCTATATATAGATCGTTAAGTCTGCTCAGTTTCTTTGATAGCTCCTCTATTTGTTTCTTGTAGCTCTCACGGTCTATAGTCTCAGCACTGTCCTCTGAAAATATTTTGTCCAGATAGCCATTGTCATCTTGCAGCTTGCTGATTTCTTTTAGCACATAGGCCTCTAGCTTGTCTTTGTGGTAAAATCCTGAGTCACACTTTTTATTATCATTGTAGGTAGTAACGCCTCTCAGCGTTCGTGGGTGTCTTTGATGGCATTCATATTTTTTTAATCTGCTCCCATCTTTTCTCTTTACGCCTAACATAATTTTCAAAGGAGCACCACAATATCCACACTGGGCAATACCAGATAGAATGTACTTGGCTTGGAATGGTCTAGGGTTGGATTTTTCAGCAGCAGTCCTTTGCCTGATTTTGAGCTCAGCTTGAGTCTTGTCATAGTCCTCTTTTGATATGATTGGCTCGTGATTACCTGGATAAATTTCTCCCTTAAACTGATTGAGACCACAATAGACAGGGTTATCTAGTATGGCCCTGACCGCCCGGTAACTCCAAGGCACATGCTTTGGGTATTTCTCATTTAGATCATCTCTCAGCTTAGTAATGGATCTCCCTCTTATGTAACTTTCAAAGATAAACTTAACAGCCACGGCCTGGGCTGGATTGATAGTAATGGTTCCAGTGTCTCTGTGATAGTCATATCCATAGGATGTTTTAGCCCACATCATGGATTTTCCAGCTTTAGCACGGCCTAACTTGCCAAGTTGCATACGTTCCTTAATTTGCTCCCTCTCAAGCTGGGCAAAGACGCTCAAGAGCCCAATCATAGCCTTACCAAAAGGGGTAGAGGTGTCAAAGTTCTCCTGTAGACTCAAAAACGCTATATTATTCTTTATGAAAATATCCTCTATCAGGTAAAGTGTGTCTTTCTGACTACGGCTAAGACGGTCCAGCTTATAGACTAGAACCGTGTCAAATTTTCTTTTTTTAGCGTCTTTGATAAGACTTTCTAGCGCTGGTCTGTCGGTGTTGGATCCTGAGAAACCTCCATCAGTATATATCTTGTATACATTCCAGTCTTTAATATCGCAGTAGCTAGAGAGCTTGTCTTTTTGCTCATCTATAGAGTATCCCTCCTCAACCTGGTTTGTCGTTGATACCCTGACATATATAGCCACTTTATTTGTAGTTATCATAGTAGTACCTCTTTCAAAATTTCCTAAAAAATGATAAAATAGGTACAAGAAAAGACATCATGCGAGGTTATCTCCATGAAAATCCTTTCTTGTAATTACCAGCCTCACGCTCTCGGTCGCCAAACTTCTGAGCGTGGGGCTTTTTTTATTTAACTTTTACTTCCATGTCTCCATTTAATTTTTGAGAGACAAGTGAGTCGCCGTCATCTGTTTTGATGTGTATCATTGGATATGAACTGAAATCAACTCCATTGATACCAGCCCAAACATTAAAAGCCTCATGTTCTTTTGTTTTTAAGCCATCAGCAAAGGCTTGTAAATCTGTTTTAGGGTAATACTTGTATTCATTCGGAACTTTCACATAGAGAATGGTGTCCTTGTTGTAAAAAGTATATGTAGAAATATCCACACCTTTATCAGTTAAATCTTGTTTAAAGTAATCAATGAAACTAGCCATCTGATCAGCTGTTATCCTTGGTAGTTTATCATTAGATTTAGAGCTAGTCTCTGTGGTGTCTGTTGTCTTCTTTTTAGGCTCGCTTGTTGAGCTCTGGGTAGCAACTTTAGGTGTTTCGGGTGTTTCTGTCTTAGGCACTAGTCCTAGAGCTTGCAGAATAAAACCGAGGACGGCTAGAGCTAGAAAGCCACCTACAAATAATTTTAATTTTTTCATTATAAATTCTCCTTTTTATGGTTTATAAATATCTACGACTTCCCCAATAGTTCGGATGTCATCATCTTCTGTTAGATGGATTTCTTCATAGCTATTATTGAGACTTTGCAAGTACCAACTTCCATCATAATCACGCTTTAATTTTTTAACAAAGTTTTTTCCGTTCACTTGGAAGATACCAATATCATTGATGTCTACCTGGCTAGTAATCTTAATAAATAATAGATCGTTATCTTCTATAAGTGGCTCCATTGAGTCCCCAGCTACTTTAGCAATAGTGTCATACTCGTTAGGAACATCATTGGCTCTCAGTCTTACCTCCATGTGGAGATTATCTTCCTGAAACGTTCCATGTCCTGCTGCAACCAAGCCTTCTACATAATCAGTAATGTAGTCCTCGCCATCTTGAGACTTATCAAAGATTGAGATAATCTTAGAGCTATTTTGTTCTTCTAGTTGTTCCTTGGCATAGTCAAGGACTTTTTCTTGTTTAGGCTCTTCTAGCTGGTTGTAGATAGTTAGGATTTCAGGGTGTTCGTTTTGTGTAGTAATTTTTCCAAGTTTAGTGTCTGATAGTCCTAAAAGATAGTCAGAAGTGACGTTAAAAATTTCTGCTAATTTCTTTAGGTCTTTACCTTTAGGAAAATTCTCGTTTTTCTCCCATTTCGAAACAGTAGTATAGGTTTTCATACTAAGAATTTCTGAAAGTTCAGTCTGTGTCATATTACGACTTTCTCTCAATTTTCTTATTCGGTCTCCCAATTGTTCCATAGGATGTCTCCTTTTTTGTTTTTTTTGATAAGTAAATTATATCAGAACCATGATTATAAATCAAGTATATAAGAAAAAAGTTTTAAATAAAATAAAAAAATAATATTCCTTTCAAAAAAAGAGAAAATAAATCATATAAAACACTTGACACAAGATTAAAAATCATATAAAATGTAATCATCATCAAGAAAGGAGTGATTCACCTATGGTTTCTATCGCAGAATTAAGAGCCAGACATAACAAGATGTCACAGCGTGAACTAGCAAAAGAATTAGGTGTTACTCAAACATCTATTAGCAACTGGGAAAAAGACCAGACTAAGATTTCAGGCGAGTATCTTATTAGTCTAGCTTTATTTTTTAATGTGTCTACTGATGATATTCTTGGAATAAATAAGCAAGCCACATAAAAAATTTTAAACTATATATGATTTAAAATCATATTAGAAAGGAGTATGGAATGAACGAACTCATCAACGTAACCCTGAATGACAATCAGGAGCCAGTAGTGTCAGGAAGACAACTACATGAGGCATTGGGAGTTAAAACACCATATGATAAATGGTTCCCACGCATGACTGAATATGGATTTACAGAAAACGAAGACTTTTCGACATTTTTGTCGGAAAGTACAGGAGGTCGTCGGGCGGTTGACCACATCATCAAGCTAGACATGGCCAAAGAAATTGCTATGATCCAGCGAACGGAGCGAGGCAAGCAAGTCAGACAATACTTTATACAAGTAGAGAAAGACTTTAATAGCCCTGAGAAAATCATGGCAAGGGCCTTACTCATGGCTGATCAGAAAGTCCACAAGCTGGAGGCTCAGATTGAGGCTGACCGTCCTAAGGTGCTATTTGCCGACGCAGTCAGCGCTAGTAAGTCATCTTGTTTAATTGGTGAACTGGCTAAAATCTTGAAACAGAACGGCATTGATATTGGACAAAACAAACTCTTTCAGTGGCTACGAGCCCATGGTTATCTAATTAGTCGTCGTGGAGAGTCTTGGAACCAGCCAACTCAGAAAAGCATGCAGCTTGGACTGTTTGAATTGAAAAAGACAAACATAAACCATGCTGACGGTCATACCACTGTCAATACAACAACTAAGGTCACTGGTAAGGGCCAACAGTACTTTATCAACAAGTTTCTTAATCAGGAATACTTGACAGGATAGAAAGGAAATAAGATGAGACCTAAACGGTATCCATTTAGTGGAAAGATAAAAGCCTCAACTACGGAAATAGTCAAGGCTTTTGAGATTGATTACTCAGAATTTATTGATAAAACTCAAAAAAGACAAGAAAAATCTGAGCAGGAATTATGTGAAGCTATTCAGAAGCTTTGTCAAGCATTTTGTTGAGAATTTCAGTTGCTTTTTCGTTAGCAAGTCGCTCTACTTGTATATCCTTAGCTACTAGTAATTTTTCAACAACATCAATGACAGCACTAGTTGCAACATCAGCTGAGTTTTTCTCAATATACTCAGTAATCAGTTGATAGCTAGCTTTCTTTAGGCTTTCAAAGTCATTCATACGCTTATCCTCCTTTCGTTTAGGATAAGTCAATTATAACAAAAAGCCCCTCTGGAACGGCAATTCCATTGAGGGACTCAGTAAAACATTTACGAGGTAATTATATCATGAAAACAGTAAAAAAGGAATGGGAGCCACGGATTGTAAACATCATGGCAGATGGCTCTCAAGTTGACGATCTGACAGGATATGTCATCCCTGCTGGTCATTCGTACTATGACATCATTTTAGGAATGAACAAGCGAGAGTTACAGAAAGGGGCTTAAATATGAGGTATGCAGTATATTCTAAGAAATACTCACGAAAATTACACATCTATCAATAACACTTTCACTCAAGATAAGCAACTGAAACCAGCTACAATAGGGATTTTGGCAGTCATACTGACTAATAAGTCTGATTGGGTTGTGTATCCTGACGAGATTGCACGACGTCTAGGAATAAGCAGGCGCACCGTAGATGAGCACTTTAAGCTTTTAGAGAAAGCAGGCTATCTCAGAGTATACCGCTTAGGACTAGGCAGAGGCAAAGGCGTCACAGTACATAGATTTTTTTCAGACATGCCTATTTCAGATGATTACTTTGAGTATCTAAAAAACAATCTTGAGAAAGAGTTATCCACAGATGACGGAGTTTAAAAATACAGTTGGAAAATATTGCCATGTGTAAAATTGCCATGTGTAAAATTGCCATGTGTAAAATTGCCATGTGTAAAATTGCCCTCTAATAAATACTAACTATACAACAAGTACTAACTATACAATAATCTAAGCCTAACGGCACTAACTTAGTAATAACTACTAACTTACAACAAACTACTACTAATCTAAATAAAGAAAAGGATAACTGAGTTATCCACAGGAGAAAAATCATGATTGACAAAGACCAAATTATCAAAGCGCAACAAGAAAAAATTGAACGCATTGAACAGCTGCAAGAAGAACTACATAAACTATCTATGTTAGGATTGCTAACTGTAAAATTTTTAGACTTACCAGATGAGCTAAAACTCTCAATGAACACAATCCATGATGTCTCACATACTATCAAGGATGTATTGAATGGTATGAGTCCAAAAGAGGCTATTGAGAAAAATATGGCAGAAAATGAGGAGGAAGAATAATGTTAGCAAAACTAAAAGAATTTTTTGGACTAGATGATCTTTGGGCTGACGGCCAATCAAAATCAAACAGCAATCTAATTGATGTCAGAACCCTCCAAGCCGAAAACAAACAACTTAAGGCCATCATCAAACAACAAAACGACCTACTAAAAGAGCTCTCTGAGGAAAATATGGAGCTTGGACGTAGTCGTGGATGGTACGCTGATACAGTCGCAATGCAACAGCGCCTGATTGATGTCTATCAAGACATGGCAGGGTAGGAGGTAGCACATGGACAGAGGACTATTTGGCACCTTTGACTATGATCGTGACTACTTGCAGCCTCCTGAACCAAGGGAAGAACGTGACCCAGCTGATTATGTATTTAGTGCTGGTCAATGGATCTATGTAGGAGATTGCTAGCCTATGAATAGAGAACACAACGAAAGGTAGAAGAAAATGAGTTACGAACAAATTTCAGAGTCAACATACTATCAAAACATGAGCTACTGGAACAAAGTTGCACAAGATTATAGAGCGCTAGGCGGTCTAGGAATTTGTGACGACGAAACAGGCGAAGAGCTTTATACAGTATAAGGAGAAGAAGATGACTAATAATCAATTATCAACACAACAGGCTAAACGTGACATTTCTGTCAATGCCCTTGACTGGACATTTGAAGACATCAAACGTTACTTTGATCCTCAGAATTTACTTACTGAGAAACAGGTGGGACAAGCTTTGTCACTTATTAAAGGGCGTAACCTAAATCCTTTAGCTAACGAGGTCTACATTGTAGCCTATAAAAACCGCAATGGAGGGACAGAGTTCAGCTTGATTGTCTCTAAAGAGGCTTTCTTGAAACGTGCGGCCCAGAGCAAAAACTATGAGGGATTTGAGGCTGGCGTGGTTGCTGTAGATAGAGATGGCGTTATGCACGAACGCAAAGGGGCTCTTATGCTACCTGGTGACACCTTGGTAGGCGGTTGGGCTAGAGTCTATCGCAAAAATTTCAAAGTACCTGTAGAAATTCAGGTATCTCTTGAAGAATACAACAAGAAACAAAGTACCTGGAACAGTATGCCAGCTACTATGATCAGAAAAACAGCCCTGGTTAATGCTCTTAGAGAGGCTTTCCCTGAGGATTTGGGGAATATGTACACAGAGGACGACGGCGGAGAGACATTTGACCGTATCAAAGACGTCACACCTCAAGAGAGCCGTGAGGATGTCGTAGCACGCAAGATGGCTCAGATTGAGCAATTCAACAAAGAGCAAGCCCACACAGATCCTGAACCTACTCAAAATGAGGAACCAATCCAGGGCGAGCTACTAGATGACAACGAGCTTGAATTTTAGAGAGGAGCGAACATGCAAGAATTACAGGTAAAAGTAACACAAGCACAGGTTGAAATCATTGACCGTGAGAAATTTGAGCAAAATATCAATGAGGTTGTAGCCAAGTATCAAAATTACACGGTTACAGCTGCAACCATCAAGGATGACAAGCAGACACTTGCCGATCTACGAAAATTAGACAAGCAGGTTTCTGATGAACGGATCAGGAATAAGAAAGTCTTATCTGAACCAGCTGACGAATTTGACAAGTATGTCAAGAATGCCATCCAGCCTCTAAAAGACATCATCACCAAAATTGCCAGTGATGTCAAAGAGTTTGAAGAACATCAAAAGGCTGTCAGAATTGACACAGTCAAAGGCTATCTAGCCAACAAATCAGCTGAGTACATGCTGGATCCTCGTCTCTTTGATGAAAAGGCCCTTGAGTATGTCAAGGCTGGCGATTTCATGGCAGACGGCGTGACGCTTAAAAAAGCCACTATGAAGTCACTTGATGACATGGTCACATTTGAGTTTCAGAAACAGCAAGAATTTGAAAAGGCTAAGTCAGCTATTTCAGGCCTCTGTGCTGAGTATGGCATGACTGACTCACCGTACATCCGACAACTGAAAGATTTGACTCTTGCTGAGGTTTTTGAACAAATCAAAGCTGACTATGAATTTGAAAAGCAAAAGGAAGAACTCAGACAAGCTCAAGAACGAGTAGAACGAGAGCAACAGGAACTTTTAGCAGCCCAACAAACCAAACAACAAGAACAAGCTCCAAAATCAACGGAGACCCCAAATTTTGACCCAGAGACTGGCAAAATCTTGGACGGTGGGCGAATCCCCCAAAATGAGCCAAACGCTCTCAGAGGGGCTGAAAATGACTCTGACGACTACAATCTAAAAATGGGGCTCACAGTGTTTTTTAAAGACCTGGAAGAAAAAGAACGATTTAAAAAAGCTTTGTCTGACGCAGGCTTTGAATATAAGAAAAACTTTTGGTACAAAGGCTTTGGTTGGCTTGTACAACCGTTAAAACAGGAAGAACTTGCAGATAATTTAGAGGCTATCACTGTCAAGAAAGTCACCGAAAGGCAGGTGTAGCTATGGACATCAGAGAAATATCTGACAGCGTATCCATCTACTCAGACGGCAAGAGATTGCAAGTTATCCACAACTTAGGGGATGAGTTTATCCTTGATTTCAAGGTGGGAGAGGATAGCGTCTGGAACCTTGATGGTCAAGTCGTAGAAATTATTGACATGATTGAGCCTGTCTTTAAAGTCTGTGGCTTTTGCTCAAAAGCTGGAGAGGGTATGCAGCGCTTAAAACATGCCATCATCCACTTTGAGAGATTTGAGCAGTATATCAGAGACAATCAGGATGACCTGATGGTCTGGTGGCACAATCCAGGAGGGGAATATGATTAAAACCGTGTTTTTTTCATGTGATTACCCACATCATGAGGCGATTGACGATCAAATAAATAGCTGGCTTGCCGAAAATCCAGGCATTAAGTTGATTGACATCAAATTTCAATCAAATGTGTCTGCTGTCGCTGACAGTGGAGTCAGTGCTGAATATTGGCATACATCTGCCTTGATTATTTACAAAGTCCCCTCAGAGAACAATATAAGCAATATCAATTCAAATGGTTTAGGTTTTTTAATCAACTGTGAGAAATGTGGCAGCTTATCAATAATCAAGGCAAAAGATGTAGGCCAAAATGTATGTTATGAATGCAAAGGAGAGAAATAATGAATGATTTTATCAAAGAGATTGGAATGGCTATCCTATGGATGTTTTTAGGCTATCTCTTGGGAGAGCGTAGCGCTAGAGGGGACAAGTCAGATGATTAACAACGTTACACTGGTTGGGAGGCTTGTAGCGCCTCCTGATCTACGAAAAACGCCTAACAACGTATCAAGCCTACAGGGGACACTTGCAGTCAATCGCAATTTCAAAAATGAAAATGGAGACCGTGAGGCTGATTTTATCAATTTCCAAGCGTGGAGAGGTACAGCTGACGTTATTGCTCAGTATTGCAGCAAGGGCTCACTTATCGGGATCATTGGACGCATACAAGTCAGGTCTTACGAGAAAGACGGTCAGCGTCGATATGTGACCGAAGTAGTCGCTGAGAGCGTCGCTCTGCTAGAGAGTCGCAACAGTCAGCACGGACAAGGTCAAGGCAACACTTTCCAAAATGGAAACAACTCACCTTTTGCAGATCCTAACCCTTTTGACCTACCAGATGACGGCTTGCCATTTTAGGAGGTATCGATGTCAGAAATTAAAATACTTGACGCTTGCTGTGGTAGTCGTATGTTCTGGTTTGATAAAAATGAGAGTCATACAACTTTCATGGACATCAGACAAGAAAAATTTGATATACACGGGAAAAAGGTCAACGTAGACCCAGATGTTATCGGCGATTTTCGTGATATGCCATTTAAAAACAATACTTTTAATTTGGTTGTTTTTGACCCACCTCATTTAAAATGGGCAGGTAAAAACTCAATCATGAAAGCTCAGTATGGTCAGCTGGATAAAGTTACCTGGTCGGAAGATTTGGCCAAAGGTTTTGAAGAATGTATGAGAGTTCTAAAAGTTGGAGGCACACTAGTTTTTAAATGGTCTGATTGTCAGATAAATGTAAAGAAATTACTAGAGGTGATACCATTCAAGCCCTTATTTGGTCAGCAAAGAGGCACCACGCATTGGCTAACATTTGTAAAGTTCGAGGAGGACCAGAATGGAGTGGACGGATTGGGTGGACTGGGAACCTGAAACCAAAACGGACATCAAGACCAAAATTGAAAATGATGGGTACACTTTTCCACACTACGACAAGAAAAACAATGGCGTCAAGTACGTCATTTCTACAATGGACATCAAACGAGACTGTCTAAGGCTTGGGGTGCCATTTGAAGATGTGTACCCTTTGCAAACTACACTTTTTTAACAGGAGAAACAACATGATAACTAAAATCAATGTCCCAAAAACATCAATCGTAATCGAGATTGAAAATAAAGAAATCAAAATTGAGAATATGATTGGCTATGATATGAAGATGATTTTTAGGAACCAGGACGCAGAGCCATCTTTAGATGAAAATGGGGACGTTTTTGAGCCTCTTTACTGGCTAGACATTAAGGCGAAACCTGAGGAGGGCATAGAATACCATACGAGCTTAGGAGTGAAGAAAGAAAAAAGAAAACTAGCTGAGTTACAAATATTCTTTGAGTATATCGAGGCTAACAAACAAAATCTTTTTGATCTCTGCGGATTGAGAGGGGAGCTTAGTTAGGATGAAATTAACCCTAAACATTGAGCCTAAACCTCAATCACGGCCAAGGTTTGCGAGACGTGGAAATTTTACCACAACTTACGAGGACAAGGATATGAAATCCTGGCGCAATAACTGCCAGTTGCTCATTGCGAATAAGTACATAGGTAAACCTCTACTAGAGGGAGCGCTGAGAGCAAAGGTTAGATTTTACATCAGGCCCCCTCAGTATATTTCCAAGGTCAAGAAGAACCAACAGGCCCTCCTGGATGAAATCATTCCAGTAGGCAAAAAGCCTGACATAGACAACTACGAAAAAGCCCTATATGACAGTATGTCAGGGATTGTCTTCCAGGACGACGGTCAGATAGCTCTGCATGACGTAGGTAAGTTCTACAGTCTAAATCCACGGATAGAGGTAGAGGTGGAGCTTATGGAACCCCTGAGTATCTTAAACGGAGGTGGAATTGATGTTAAAAATCAGAGTATTTGTAAAAGAACTGTCTAAAATGTTCTTGCCTGAGCATATAGTCTATGTAGATTATGCAGAGCAAACAGTGACAGTTAGAGGTTGCCAACATTCAGACTGTGATACTTGTCATGATGAGTATGCTTGGGAACAATGCGAAATTATGCGTTTTACAGATGTTTTAGATAATTCAGAACCGAGAAAAGAAATCTTTGAAGGCGACATTGTTAAAACCACTAGATTTGCTGGAAGAGCTGACGAAGTGGGCGGTTTCTATGAATATGAGAAAGATTATGTAGGAGTTGTAAAGGTTCTTGAAGGGTCTTGGGTAATTGATACGGGCAGTGACGCAGTATATTTATGGACTGAAATTGAAGAAAATGAAGTTGTAGGCAACATCTATGAACATCCAGATTATTTGAAGAAAAGAGGAAATTAAGATGAATGTTGTAATTTATTTTAAGAATGGTAACACAGCATATTTTAGAGATGTTAAAGATTATAAACCAGACACTGAAAACATTTGCTTTTCTTATTTTGGGGTCTCATCCCAAGAAAGAAAAAAAGCTACTTTTTATAAAGACAGCATTGCTGGTATAGCTAGAACACAGGAGGCAGTAGATGAATAAGCGACAACGCAAAAAGAAAATTTTGAACGGTCTGGACAAAGAAGAAAGATACCGTAGGACGCATTGTCCTGTATGCGATAGCGAAATTGGAGTATTTGATGAATATTTTAATACATACGGTTTCTGCTCTGAATATTGTGGCTATGAATACTACGGAATTTCAAGATTATAAAAATAAAAGATTGGGGTTAAAATGACGTTGTTTGATGAAGTGCAGCAATTAAGCTCAGAAAGCCACTCAAAATGGTTCGAGCGATATTTTGAGAAATATAACCTAGAACAAAAACTAAAAACTTCTGCTCAAAAAGGTTATACAGGTTATTTAATCGATGTTTGGTCAGTTAGAGACGAATATCTCAGGAATCGATTAGGAGATGAAAGAACGTTGGAAGCGTTAAGAGAATTATTAGGAGCTGGCTTTACTGTCAAATATAAGCTTTATCTATCTAAAAATTTTTTCACTGGACAAGATTTCGTTTCTAACAAGAAAATTCACATAACCTGGTAATAAAAAAAGCCAAGACACTCTCTGCCTCAGCTAAATTCCTAATAAGACTATTATATCACAAAGGAGACAGAGAGTGAACAAGGCTAAAGAGCTATTAAAAGAATTACAAGACCTTGACATGGACATCCAAAGCCGTATAGATGAAATCAATGAGCTTGAGGCAGGTTTGCTCTCAAGTCCTAAATGGACGGATGTCAAAGTCCAAGGCGGACAAGCTAGAAAAGTTGATGATGTCTATACTCAGCTTGTCGTGATGAAAGAGGCTATAGAACAGGATACTAAAGAGGTTATCAACAGAAAGCTTGAATTAGGTAGAATGATCAACAGGCTTAAAAATCCAAAACACAGGGCAGTATTAAGAATGACATATATTACTAAAACGTATATCGAGGATATTTGCGATAAGTTATCCATCAGCAAGAGCTCGTATTACACTATGCGTAAGGTTGCTATTGAAGAGCTAGAGGTAATTTTGGAATAATTTGGAATTTCTTGAGTTATCTTGAGAATATCTTGAGAATATGTGTTAATCAAAACAATCTTGATGTGCACTGTAACGATAATCTGTTAAAATGGTAGTATCAAGAATTAAGGGTAAGGCAGTAGGCTTAGCATTCATAAATTACTCATTAACTTATTAGAAGGTCGGCAGTAGCGACCAGACCTTGCATGATTGCGTAGCTACTTATATCCTAGGTAAGTTATAAGCTAGAGGGTTTGATTCCCTCAGAGGTTTTAAATGACTACAAAAAATAAAAAAAGGAAAACTTTCAAATTGATTACTAATTAACACGCAAGTCTGTAGTCTACTTGCACTAAGTCACTCTTTGAGTGGCTTTTTTTTGATTTACAAAACGGACAAATAGGAGGTAATAGGTTGGGCAGAGCACGAGACCCAAACCGAGATAAAGCTTTTGAGATTTATAAGCAGAATAACGGAAACATCACTAACCGCAAGCTTGGTGAAATGTTGGGCGTGCCTGAAAAAACTATCTCAGTTTGGAAGTTAAGAGACAAATGGAGCGAATGTAGTACTACAAAAAACAAAAGTAGTACTACCAAACGAACACGGGGAGCGCCGAAAGGCAATAAGAACAGCAAAGGCGGAAGTATAGGCAATCAAAACGCCCTAAAACATGGACTGTTTGCTAAGTATCTACCTCAAGAGGTATATGAGATAGCGCAAGAGCTTTCAGAAAAACAGCCCATTGACATCCTTTGGGAAAATATCACGCTGACCTATGCCAATCTACTACATGCTCAGCGTATTTTGTATGTGCAGGATGTTGAGGATACTACAAGCCTTGTCACAAGCACGGCTAAAGGTGGTGTAGGTTATGAACATCATACGGCATGGGATAAGCAAGGCAAGGCCTTAGCTGCAATAGCAAGAGCTCAGACTGAGCTTAGAGGCATGATTAAGACTTATGACGAGCTTACACGCTCTCCACTTGTTACAGAGGAGCAACGCCTTAGAATTGAAAATCTCAAGGCACAGTTAGGCTCAGGTAATGAAGATGACACAGTCATAACTGGATTTACATTTGATAGGAGTGAGTATAATGGCAATACTGAACCTAGCGAAACTGATTAACCCAGTATTTGATGAAGTCCTCTACACACTCAAGAGCCATATAGTGCTCAAGGGTGGCCGTGCCTCTACCAAATCCTCTGTAGTATCCATTGACCTGGTAAATGACTTTATCAATGATCCTATGGGTAATGTGGTAGTCTTGCGAAAAGTAGGCAAGTACTTGAGAATGTCAGTGTATGAGCAGATAAGATGGGCCATTTATGAGATGGGGCTAGCTAATCAGTTCAAGTTTGGGAAATCTCCCTTACAAATCACTCACAAAAAGACAGGCACAGCCTTTTATTTCTACGGTGTAGACGATCCAATGAAACTCAAATCCCAAAAGATAGCCAAAGGCTATGTAATGGCCGTATGGTTTGAGGAATTGGCTGAGTTCGCAGGTCGTGAGGACATTGACATAGTTGAGGATACTTTCATCCGTCAAGAGCTACCGAATGGCAAAGAGGTCAAAGTCTATTTCACATACAACCCTCCACGTAATCCCTATGACTGGATAAATGAGTGGGTTGCTGAGAAAGCTAGTGACCCTACTTACATGATACATCACAGCACCTACCTTGATGACAAGTTAGGTTTTTTGTCTAAGCAGATGAAAGACAAGATAGAACGCTACAAGGAGACGGACCCTGACTACTACCGTTGGATGTATTTAGGAGAGGTCATAGGGCTTGGTAATCATGTCTATAACATGAGCTATTTTAAACCACTAGAGAGCCTCCCTGATGATGATAGGCTAATAGGCATATCATTTGCCCTGGATACAGGACACCAACAATCAGCGACGGCCTGTGGAGCTTATGGCCTCACTGCCAAGGGTAATGTTATCTTGCTTGATACGTTCTACTACTCACCAGCTGGCAAGATCATCAAAAAGGCACCTAGCGAGCTCTCTGTGATGATCCATGACTTTATAGACAAGATCATGAAGACCTACAGAGTCCCTAAGCTCAAGATGACTATTGATAGTGCTGAGGGGGCTTTGCGTAACCAGTATTTCAAAGACTATGGCGAGCGCTGGCACCCAGTCGCTAAAAAGAAAAATCAGACCATGATAGATATGGTTATCAGTCTACTAGCTGAGGGGCGTTTCTACTACCTTGACATCCCTAATAACAGGGTATTTGTAGAGGAGCATAAGATGTACCGCTATGATGACAAGTCACTCAATACTGATGACCCAAAAGTCATCAAGGAAGATGACCACACGGTAGACGAGTTCAAGTATTTTGTCCTGGACAACGCTAGAGAGTTAAGACTAAAAGCCTAAAGGAGCCAATAATGGGAATAGTACAGACTATCAAGAATTTTTTCACAAGGAGCAAGTATGTGATGACAACACAGAACTTAACGAATATCACTGATCACCCTAAAATAGCAGTGTCATCCACAGAATATGACCGTATTAGGGAAAATCTCAAGTATTATGCAGGACATTATCCACAGATTGAGTATATTGACAGTAACAACACGCCTCAAAAACGAGCTTTCAACCATCTGCCTATTGGACGTACAGCAGCTAAGAAGATTGCAAGCCTAGTGTTTAATGAACAGGCTGAAATCAAGCTAGACGACAAGGACGCTAACAAATTCATTCAGAAACAGCTGCAAGATGACAGATTTGTCAAAAATTTTGAGCGCTACCTGGAGAGTGGTTTAGCTTTGGGCGGCTTGGCTATGAGGCCATACGTCGATAGAGACAAGGTAAGAGTCTCTTTCATTCAGGCGCCTGTCTTTTTGCCTCTGCAAAGCAACACGCAGGATGTCTCTAGCGCTGCTATCATCACTAAGACAACCAAGTCAGAGGGTAATAAGCAGAAGTTTTACACGCTGATTGAACTGCACGAATGGGGCAAGGATGACAAGTACACAGTCACTAACGAGCTCTACAAGTCTGATAATCAGAATGTGGTGGGCTCTAGGGTCCCTCTATCAGAACTCTATGAGGATCTTGAGGAAGTGGTAGACCTGAACGGCTTGAGTCGTCCACTATTTACTTACTTGAAGACACCAGGTATGAACAATAAGGATATCAATAGCCCTCTAGGTTTGTCTATCTTTGACAATGCTAAGACTACAATGGACTTTCTTAACACGACCTATGATGAGTTCATGTGGGAGGTTAAGATGGGACAGCGTAGGGTAGCCGTCCCTACTCAGATGATTAAGGTTGAGTACGACCAAGACGGTGAGAATGTCACGGTTAAGCGTGAGTTTGAATCTGGACGTAATGTTTATGAACAATTTGACTCGGGAGATATGGATAAGGGTATAGGTATCACCGATCTTACAACGCCTATCCGCTCGGATGACTATATCAAGGCTATCAATAAGATCCTGGCGATATTTGAAATGCAGATAGGAGTATCCTCTGGCACGTTCACCTTTGACGGTAAGAGCTTGAAGACAGCTACTGAGGTTGTATCAGAGAACTCGGACACCTATCAGATGAGAAACAGCATTGTCAGTCTTGTAGAACAGTCTCTAAAAGAGCTCATTATCTCAACGTTAGAGCTAGGGAAAGCCTATGGGCTCTATAAAGGGAATATCCCTGAAATGGAGAAAATCAGCATCAACCTTGACGACGGAGTTTTTACAGACAGAAACGCTGAGCTGGACTACTGGGCTAAGGTTGTAAATGCTGGTTTTGCCACGGATGTCATGGCTATTGAGAAAGTTTTGAATGTTACGCCTGAAAAAGCTAAACAAATCAAAGCTGAAATCAGTGGCAATGCTATTGATGAGGCTAGCAACAACAGGAGTGATGAAGATGTTGAAATATATGGTAATTGACAAGCTAAGGCGCCTATTTGGACTAAAAAGCCCATCTAGGCTAGTGATTGAGGAACTTGTAGAAGCGCATGAAAGAGAAAAAACCAATCAAGCTCAATGATGAGCAGTTAATGCTTGACGCTAGTCAGGTTGCAGACATCTATCATCAGCTAACTCTTGAACTCTTTGACCAGGTTATAGATCGTATCAAAGAGCGTGGCTCTGCTAGCCTTGATGATAACCCCTATATTTGGCAACTTGAGAAAATGAATGAGATGGGCCTGCTCAATGAGGACAATGTCAAGCTCATTTCTGACCGCTCAGGCATTGCTGAGGAACAGCTTAGGCATGTTATCCAAAATGAGGGTTACAAAATCTATAAAGACACCAAACAACAGCTTTTAGAGGCTACTGGTGGAGGTGGTTTTGCTGGTAACTCTATCATTCAGACCAATCTAGCTGCTTATGTCAATCAGGCTATGGGAGATATAGACAATCTTATCAATACCACTCTACCAATGAGTGTCAGAAAGGTTTATCAGTCTATTGTTCAGGAGAGCGTGGCCAAGGTTGTCACAGGGCTCGCTACCTCTGACAAGGCTATCTCTGATACAGTCATGAAATGGGCTCAAAAAGGCTTTTACGGCTTTACTGATAGCCAAGGTAAGCACTGGAAAGCTGACACTTACGCTAGGCAAGTCATCAAGTCCACGGCTTGGCGTGTCTATCGTGAGGTCAGAATGGCTCCAGCTGAGGAATTGGGGATAGACACCTTTTACTATCACAAAAAAGCCACAGCAAGAGAGATGTGCGCTCCTTTGCAACATCAAATAGTAACCACTGGAGTTGCTAGAACGGAAAAAGGGGAGCGTATTTTAGCATTGTCAGACTATGGCTATGGCTACGCTTGGGGCTGTCAGGGTATTAACTGTACTCATGAGATGACTCCCTACATCCCAGGAGCCAACTACAAGCCTGATTTGCCTGACGAGTTAAAAGACTTGACACCAGAGCAAGCAATAGAAAACGCAAACGCTCAAGCCAAACAGAGAGCCCTAGAGAGGTCTATCAGGCAGTCCAAGGAATTTCTCCATGTTGCAGAAAAACTAGGAGACAGTGATCTGATAAGCAAGTATAAGAGCAAGGTTAGGATCCAACAGGGAGCAATGAGAGACTATCTCAAACAGCACCCATTTCTACACCGTGATTATGCTAGAGAGAAATACTATGATGATCCATTTAGCAAAGCTGAGAAAGAGGTCAAACTCAGGAAGAAGATGGCAGAACATCATTACATCAAAGATGGGGAGATTCCAGCTTTTAAAAAGGTTGGAGGGAAAATCACTAAAGCAGAGCGTAAGGTTATCTATGCAGATGAAAACCCTCAAGGGTTGGGATATATTGGTACACCTCATAGTTTTGCTATCAATAAATACTTGAGAGATAAAAATGTAATGCCGTCTGAGTATCAGAATATAGTTGATACTTTGGATGGGGTCATCAAGAAAAATAGAGCTCTAAAAAATATCAAAGTCAATAGATTTGATGATGAGGAGTACTTTAATTCTATCCTTAGAAAGAACGCTAGTCTTTTGGGAAAACATGATAGCATTGAGTCTGCTCTTAATTCTGGACAAGCTACTTTCGATAATGATGGATATACATCTACTAGTTATATTCCTAAATACAATTTCTTTCAGGACAGACCTATTAAAACCATTATCAACATTCCTAAAAATGCTGAAATTTATTTCACCGATAACGATATAGAGAGCGAGATTATTCTTCCAAAAGGTTCGAAATATGATATAATTAACATGAAACGAACAGGGGATAATGTTATTATTGAAATGAATCTACGAGAGGAGTAAAGTCTATGAATTTGGAAGAAGCGTTAAAACAAGTAAGCAGCTGGAATCTTAAAAAGCCTGCTCCCTTAATCCCTTCTGAAATGACTGACGAAGAGCTCGCTCGTTTGCGTTTTACATGGGTTTCTCCAGAAGATGAAGATCTTGTCATGAATGAACTCAAAAGACGCGGTCTAGCTTTGTAAACAATTAGCGCTTAGAACAATCTAGGCGCTAATTTCATGCAATAAATTGCTATAAAACACTATAAACCGAATGGAAATCCATACGGTTTTTTATTTTGCCCTGGAGCATGGCGTAAAACTGTCTTAATTTGTCCATGTGACGTAAAAAAGGAGGAGTTAAGACATGAGTCTTAAACGTGAAATGTTAGTTGAGGCAGGTATCGAGGACAAGTCTGTCATTGACAATATTATGCAAGCGTACGGTGCAGGTATTGAAAATGCCAAGTCACAAGCCAAGTCGGAACTGCAAGCCGAAAACGACACATTAAAACAACAGCTTGAGCAACAAACCAAAGCTATCAATGATCTACAGGCCAAAGAGGGAGCTAGCGCTGAAAGCAAACAACAGTTTGAAGACCTAAAAGCCCAATTTGACCAATACAAGCTGGATAGTGAGGCAAACCTTGCTCAAATCACTAAAACTAATGCTGTAGCACTAGCCTTGAAAGATGTAGGAGCTTACAACTCAGAGGATTTGATGAAATTCATTGACCTAGACAAAATCGAGCTAGGGGAAGATGGAAAACCTCAATTAGAGGACACAATCAACTCACTCAAAGAGTCAAGCCCTTACCTATTCCAAGCTGAGGACAAGCAGCCTAACCCTAATATCTCTGTGCACGGAAATCCGCCAGCAGAAACTGGATACGATCATCTAAGTGCAGAGGACAAGGCCCTATTTGCAGGCTTTGATAGCGTATAAAACCAAAAATAAAGAAAAGAGGAATATTACACATGGTAATAAATTACGCAGCTAAATTTGATGAAAAAGTAGATGAGCGCTTTGCTAAAGAGGCCCTATCTACTGGTATTGTTAACCAAGATTTTGATTTCATTGGGGTTGACACCGTCAAGGTCTACTCTATCCCTACATCAGGAATGAATGACTACAAGACAACTGGGCAAAATCGCTACGGTGACGCTGAGGAACTTGGAAATACAGTTCAAACTATGACAATGAAGAAAGATCGCTCTTTCACATTCACGATTGACAAGAAATCTGAACAGGACACAAATGGTGTCATGGAGGCTGGAAAAGCCCTTGCACGTCAGTTGTCAGAAGTTGTCATCCCAGAAGTAGACACTTACCGTTTTGCAACAATCGTAGCTGGTGCAGATACAGATCATATCGCTACTGGTTCAGTAACTAAAACAAATGCCTACGAGCTTGTACTTGATGGTCAGGTTAAACTAACTGACGCCTTCGTCCCAACAGCTGGACGCATCTTGCATGTATCTCCTAAATTCTACAAACTCATCAAACTTGACCCAACTTTTGTGAAAAATTCTGACCTTGGCCAAGAGATCACTATCAAGGGTCAAGTAGGTATGATTGACGGCTTGCCAGTAGTTTTGACACCTACATCACGATTGCCACAAAATGTAGAGTTTATTATTGCTCATCCTGTGGCTACTCCATCTCCTATTAAGTTGGAAGACTACAAGATCCACGATAACCCACCAGGAATTAACGGCAAGCTCGTTGAGGGTCGTATCCGTTACGACGCTTTTGTTCTTGACAACAAGAAGAAAGCTATCTACGTCCACAAATCAGCTTAGTGAAAGGGGATAAAAATGAACGATTCTAACATTGAAGAGACTCTGGTTGTATCTAAAGAAATTGAAGGAGAGCCAGAAGTAAAATATCCAAAAACATTGAAAAAAGATGGAGTAACTTTTACTCTATCTGACCCGATTATGATTTCAGCCTTTGAAAATCAAGGATACAAAGTGGAGGAATAAAATAAATGGCTAAATTTAAAGCTAAAACAAACTTTTTTATGGCAAAAACAGGGCAGCAGTTTGATGCAAATAATGCGTATGAAATGACAGCTGCTGAAGCAGATGAAATTAATAGACAGACACTTGCGGAATATGGAGACAAATGGCTAGAAGAAATCGAGCAAGTTGTCCCATCTCAAGAACCAGCTTCAGATGTAATTCCAGGACTTTCTGAAAATCCAGATTATTTAATTTAAGGCGGTGAAGTCATGACCTACTTAACAAAAGATGAATTTAAGACCTTTGGTTTTGATGAAGTTGAGGAGTTTGAAAAGCTACTAAAGAGGGCAGAGATTGCTATCAACCTCTTTCTTAACAATTTCTACAGCTTTGTAGATTTTGAAAAAGAGATTGAGCACAGAAAGCAAGCTGTCAAACTGGCTACGGCTTTCCAGGTGGCATATTTGGACGCTAGTGGGATCACTACGGCTGATGATAAGCAATCAGTCTCTACTGTGGTTCTAGGGCGCACTCATATCACCTACAAGAACTCCTCTAGTCAGCCTTTAGAGAGTGCTAGGTATAATTTATCGCTTGACGCCTTGAATACTCTGAAATCGGCAGGATTTGGCTTTAGGGGGGTAGGTTATGACAGATATTGATAAACGGTTATTGATTGATACTGTAACAATTCAGAAAACCACAGGAGAAAAAGACGGATGGGGTAAAGAAGTATTTGAGAGCCCAGTGACCCTTAGAGCTGTTAGGTTTGACAGACAGTATCAAGTGAAAGGCACGAAGAACAACCGTAAAGAGTCCAAGCCTAGCACGTTATTTGTGTACCCTAAATATTGTCCTATCGTCTTAGACAAGACCTTTGAAAATGCCATAATTAACGACGGAGAACGTGACTACAGAGTGACCTCTGTGGTTCCTGTCAGTTATCCACACAAACAAAAAGTATTTTGCTATGAAGTGGAGTGTATCTGATGGGAACAGGCGTATATGTCAAGGTTGATTTAAAGGGCATTGAGAAAAAGGTATCCCCAACAGCGTTAGCAAAGGGTAAGTTAGCAATATCTAATCAGATGTTGATTGACTTTACTCCCTTTGTGCCACGAAAAAGTGGTGAACTTAGTGGAAGTGGCCAAGCAACCAAAGACGGAGTTAAATATCCTGGACCTTATGCTAGAGCTCAATTCTACGGATCGAGCTATAACAAGAATAGGAGTTTTGTCTTTAAGAAGTACACGACTCCTGGAACAGGCAAGCGGTGGGACTTGAAAGCCTCAGCGTTATATCTTGATGATTGGAAGAAGACAGGCCTAAGAGCAATGGGAGTAAAAGCATGAATAACAATGATTTTTCAGAAGTCCTCAGAGATTTCATTAACACACTAAACCTCCCTCTGACCTGTAAGCTTGATTATTTGTCGGAGGGGGAGGGTTTAGTCCTTTATCCTTTGCCAGGTGGGAAGATTTTAACAGAGTACATGAACGGTAAGCAGGACATTAGCCTTGTCTTTGAGGTGGCAATCAAAACGACTGATCACCAGAAGACAAGCTCTATCCTGTGGGCCATCAATCATGCTCTCGCTGATTTTAATCTGGAACTACCTAGCAAAAATAATTCATATCAATTCAGAGGCCTTGAAGTATCACAGCCATTCCTAAATGACCGTGATGAGCAAGGCTTTTATATTTACATGTTAGATGTAACGGCAAAACTTGAAACAAATGGAGGAAACTAAATGCCAAAAATGAAAAACGCCAAGCGCAAACACTTTCTTGCGCCATGGTTACCAACAGCACCAGCTACTGAGCCAGGTAATGACGCCGGGAAATGGCTTGCGGACGGAGTGAAGACCGCCGAGGCTGAAAATGACGAGGATACAGATGACATTGCATACTACAACGGCGACGGTACCAAAAAAACTGTAGTGACGTCTGTCAAGAGTGGTTACAGTTTTGAGGGTGATTACATCAAAGAGGATGAAGCTCAGGCAATTGTTGCAGCTATGCGCTTTAAAACTGGAGATGACCGTAATGTCTGGTTTAAAGTGGTAGAAGCTGATGGCAAAACTCAATATGTCGGAGTCGCTACTGTCTCAGGTATCAAAATTGGAGGCGGAGATGCGTCTGAGTATGAGAAATTTGAGTGCACTATCAGCTGGAATGTAGCGCCTAAACAGTCTGCTGTAGTCGGTTGATGATTTGATCTAGGGGAGTGAACAGGCTCCCCTTTTTATTTTGATTTAAAAATTAGTAGGAGAGAAAACAAATGGTAGTAATTAAGAAACGTGACAATGTCATCCCTGTTGACTTTGGAGAGTTCAAACTTGAATTTGTAGCCAATGACAAAAATATCCACAAAATGGAAAAACTTGGCACAATCCTTAAAATTGAGGGCGAAAAACTAGCTAAGACAGAGGATAGTAAGGCCTTTGAAACGGTACAAGACTTAGTCAAAGACTCTTGGACAGAGCTGTTTGACAAAGAGGCGTTTGACAAGGTCTACTCATTCTCTAATGAGTCTACAGTGGATACAATGGCCTACTTACTTGAGACAATCACTGGAGTCATCTCAGAATGGGAGAAACGTAACAACACAGACGCTCTCAAAAAGTATCTAGGTGACTGACATGCTGGACCTATCAAGGAAATTGACAGATGAGTTAGTCCTTGGTGATGATGTGTATCCAATGAATATTGCTTTTAACAAGGTCTTGAAAGTGGTGGAGCTGATCAATGATGATGACATTGACGAGCTTTACAAGCCTTTCCTGGCTATTCAAATCTTGACTGGTGTAGATTTTACTCAGGCTTTAACTCCTGAACAGGCTACAGCAATCTTTAAGATGATTTTTGAGGAGCATATCAGAATTATTCCAGCTAAAGACACAGCACCAGTACTAGACCTAGCAGGGAACCCAATCAAGAGCAAGATACGTTCCAGGAGCCAATCTGAGGGAGGAGATCGTCTCTTTAGCTTGAAGTACGACGCTGAGTATATTTACTCATCATTTCTCCAGGCTTATGGGATTGACCTCATAGACGCTCAGAACAGCCTACACTGGAAAAAGTTCAACGCTTTACTCAATGGCCTGCCTAGTGATACTAAATTTGCTGAGGTGCTGAAAATACGCTCTTACAAGCCCCAAAAGGGAGATAGTAAGCAGTACAAGGAGAACATGAAGGAACTCAAAAAAGAGTATGCTCTACCTGATGAATTTGACTACTAATTTTAGAAAGGAGGTACATAATGGCAGATGGTTCAGTTACTATCAAGGTTGATATGGATGGCTCCAATGCTCAGGCTGGAATAAGTAAACTCAAGTCTTTATTTAGTGGCCTCGAGAGCTCAGGAATGAAAGTGGGGTCTGTTTTCAAGTCCGTTCTTGGCGCTAACTTAATTGGTTCGGCCCTTACTACAGGAATTGGGACTATTACAAGTGGTGTCCGCGAAATGGCCTCTGAGCTCAACAGCTCACAGAAAGCTTGGAAAACCTTTGAGGGGAACCTACAGGCTTTTGGGCGATCAGCTGAGGAAATCAAGGTAGCTAAGACTGAAATGCAGGACTTTGCAACCAAAACCATCTACTCAGCCTCTGATATGGCTAGTACTTACTCGCAACTTGATGCAGTTGGGACTAAGAATGTTGGTAGTCTAGTTAAGGCCTTTGGTGGACTTGCAGCCTCTGCTGAAAACCCAGCCCAAGCAATGAAATCACTGTCAACTCAGGCAACGCAGATGGCAAGTAAGCCTAAAATTGCTTGGATGGACTTTAAGATCATGATGGAGCAAGCTCCTGCTGGTATGGCAGCTGTCGCAAAAGAGATGGGAATGTCTACCGCTGAGCTTGTAAAAGCCGTCCAAGACGGAAAAGTCAAGACAGAGGACTTTTTTGACGCTATGAACCGTGCAGGAAACTCTGACGCTTTCCAAAAGATGGCTACAGAGTTCAAAACAGTTGATCAAGCTATAGATGGGGCAAAAGAAAGCCTCTCTAATAAACTCATGCCAGCCTTTGAAAAACTTAACAAGTTTGGAATTAAGGCAGTCAATGCAATATCTGACGCTCTTGAAAAAATTAATTTTGATAGCATGGCTGAAAAGCTAGGTGCGTTCTTAGAGAGTATAGACATTGAGGGGGTTGTCACTAGAATCAGCACATCAATCTCTAATTTTGTTGGTAAAATTAAAACTTTCTGGCAAGCATTCTCAAATACAGGAGTAGTTACTGCTTTTGTCGAGGCTATTAAGAGCATTTCAGGAGCGATTGGTCATGTGTGGGATAGTTTGACAGCATCAGAAGTGTTGACAACCTTAGGAAGTGTACTAGGCAATATTGTAAAGTGGCTTTCTCAGGCTGCAACCGCAGTAGCTAACTTTGTTTCAGGCTTAGATTCAGGGACAATCCAAAGTGTAGCAACGGCGATTATTAGCATAGGTACAGCTTTGATAGGCATCAAGGCGGGAGTCAAGATTGCTCAGGCTCTAAAAACAGCCTTTGACTTTGGTAAGACCATAGTATCTCTAATAGGGAACATTCTAGGCCTTACTACAGCTCAATTTGCTAATGCTGGAGCAAGTGCCGCAATGAGCGCAGGAAATACAGCAGTTGGGACAACAGCGTCCGCAAGTGCTGGCTCTGTCTTGAGATTGGCCGCTGCAGTTCTTATGATTGGCGCAGGGGTTTTGATGGCTGCTGCTGGTGTTTATGTCCTGGTACAGGCAGCTATACAACTTGCTTCAGCTGGAACTGGTGCACAGGTTGCAATGCTTGCCATTGTAGCAGGTATTGCCTTACTTGCTGTGGGAGCAGCTACATTAGGTCCAGCATTGACAGCAGGAGCTGTAGGTATTTTAGCTTTTGGAGCTTCCGTTGCTCTTATTGGTGCTGGTATTGCAGTTGCCGCTCTTGGGATTTCTGTACTTGTTACAGCTATCTCTAACGGAATGACTCAGATCATTAACGCCATATCTGCAAATGCACCACAAATTGTAACAATTATCCAGGCTATTGCTGATGGTATCAGTACAGCTATGAGGGGTATTGCTGGCATTATTGCTTCTATTGGAGGAGTGATCTCTACAGCTTTGCAAGGAATTGCTAATATCTTTACATCAGTTGGGCAAGCAATATCTACTGCCGCTCAAGGAATTGGTAAAGGTATTGAGAGTGCTTTTAATGGTATTTCCAATGTCATCACCTCTGTAGGTAATGCTATCAAGAGTGTATTAGATGGCCTTGCTAATGTATTCAATTCTATTGGTACGGCTGCTCAAAAAGCAGGAAATGGATTTAAGCAGTTAGCTCAAGGGGTGGTAATGATCACCAATACCAACCTTGGGGATATGGCAGCATCTTTAGCCGCTGTTGCTATTGGCGTAGGTAAAATCTCAGGAGCAAGTGCTGGCATGGCTAGCGTTGGTGCAGGTATGCAGGCACTGGGAGCAGGTCTACTCACAATACAAGCCAGCGGAGCCATGGCCGTTGCTATACTAACAACAATGGCAAGCACCATTCCTACAATCTCAGCCTCTGTAACTACTTTAGCTCCAGCAATGACATTGGCTGGTACTGCTATGAGTACCTTTGCAACGTCATTACTGACCTCTTTTGTAGGTTTAGCAGGGGCAACGGCTAGCATTACTATCCTACAAAGTGGGTTAGTTGCTTTGTCAAGTTCAATGTTGATGGCACAGGCTGGAGCTCTAGCTATATCAGTAGGATTTACAGCAATCAGTGGAGTTGTGAGTGCTTTAGTTGGCGTACTTGCTACAATACCAGATCAGTTTATACTGATTACCACATCAGCAATTATGGCAACTACTGCCATTATGCAGTTAGCTACATCCGCTCCTATGGTTGCCTCGGCCTTTTCTAGTATCTCGGCAGCTGCTGGATCAGCAATGTCTCTACTCAATTCTGTTGTGCAGTCAGCAATGTCTCAAGCTGTAGCAATAATGCGCTCAAGCATGCAACAGATGGTGTCTGTGGTCCTGCAATCGGAAACTCAGATGACTCAAGCCGGTCAACAGGCAGGTCGTGGGGTCTCTAATGGCATTACTAACGGCATCCGCTCAGGAATTGGATCAGCAACAGCTGCAATGTCAGCTATGTTAAGCTCAATCCGTTCTAGGGCAATGTCAGGGGCTGGAGCTATGCGTTATGCAGGGAGCATGATTGGGCAAGGTTTGGCGCAAGGTATGTACTCAGCACTTGGGGCTGTCACAGCTGCTGCTAATGCGCTTGTCGCTCAAGCTGAAAGAGCAGCACAAGCCAAGGCCAAGATCCACAGTCCGTCACGACTATTTAGAGACAATGTAGGTAGATACATTGCTCAAGGTATTGCCGTGGGTATTGAACAGAATAGTTCTGATGTGGTTGATAGTCTGGCATACGTTCAGAAAGAGATGTCAGCGTTTAAATTTGGCGCTGAGGATTTGCTAGGATTGGGAAAACACACTGTATCTAGTCAGTTTAGACTCAAATCACTCACAGAACGAGCAGAAACAAGTCAAATCGAGGTTATTCGTGACCAGGCTGACAAAGTCCTGGCTAGAGCTCTTGAAGTGGCTGAGGAGGCTGTCAAGCGTCCTGTGTACATGGTGTTAGATGATGGTACTCTGGTTGCTAAAATCGGAGTCCCAATGACTAACTATCAAAACGATAAGTTAATGCTAGATAACATGATGAGAGGTATTATCTAATGAATAATGACACAATCACAATCAATGGATTTGACCTCTCTGAGGTTATTGACATTATAGACATCATCCGTCCAGTAGGTAACGAGCGCCATATCACTACTAATGACGCTCCACTTTTGGGAGTCAATCTGCAAGAGGTAAGGACAGGCGCTAAAATCATCAAAGTCAAGTTTGCTATGCAATATGGGAACGGCATGACACTTGAAACGGCTAAGCACAAACTAGCTGGCATTTTTAACACTTCTGAGGCTGTCAAAATTGTCATTTCAGACGAGCCTGACAAGTATTACATGGGTCTAGTATCTGGCTCTGTGGACATGGACAACATTACTAGATGGTTCCAAAAGGGCAGTTTTGACCTGATTATCCCTGACGGAGTAGCTCACAGCTCAACCTATAAGCGTTTTGATAACGGACAAGAGCAACCTGACAAGGTTGTTTTTAATTTGGTCAATAATGGTAACGTCCCAGCTTTTCCTGTGATAACAGTCAAAAATAACGCTGAAAACGGCTATATAGGCCTAGTTAATACTAGCGGAGCTCTTGAGGTTGGCGACCGAAAAGAGGTAGACACAGAAACAGTCAAGCGTTCTGAGGTGCTACTTGATTTTAGAGGTGACAATATCGCTCAAGGTTTTGCAAGAGCCACAAAAAACATCTCAGTTACTAACGGCCCTGAGAATTTGACTGGCACATCTGAACTGGTCACAGTAGATGGGAAGAAACGTGTCAAGCTAAGAGAGCAGATAAGTGGCACATATAATGTCAGCTACTCATCAAGTTTGTCATGGGAAATACCTGCTGACTCAACAGGTCAGAAAGGCTCTCTTAATGACTACATTTTTTGTAAACTAGTCTATCAATTAGGCTCAGTTGCTCAGTGTGGCTTTATTAAAGTGACCGTGACTGATACCAATAATCAGTTTTTGTACGGTATTGAGACTTATAAGCGATATAACGGTCTATACTGCGGTTTTAATGTTTTTGCAACAAATAACAACAATGACTATAATTTCTTGAAAACTTTAGACTTCGACTCTTCTAGTGACCAAAACAGAAATCCTTTTGCGAAAACAAGGGGGCAGTTTGAAATCACGAGAAACGATGAGAGAGTTCAAGTCTATTATAATGGCTCACACTATAATTTTTTCGTTCCTGAAATCAGAGGTAAAAAATCAGCTAAAATCCACGTTACGATTGGTGGCTTTCACGGAAAGGCAATTATCCCTCACTTATATCTTGATGAGCTGATGTATCGAAAGGATTTTGTATCAGTTATCAACGACTTGCCAAACCGTTATCCAATAGGATCAAATGTCATTCTTGACAGCGAAAACGACTCAGTCACAGTAGATGGAATTGAGAAAGCTGTAGATGTTGTTCAGGGTTCAAAATTTTTGAGTATACCACCAGGAAGCAGTCAGCTTGAGGTCTATTGTTCAAGCTGGGTCAAGATCAAACCCACTGTCAGAGTAGAATTTAAAGAAAGGTATCTATAGCAATGTTATTGACAATACATGACTCAAATTTGAGAAAAGTGGCATTTGTGGACAATGAAAAGCAAGGAACATTAAACTATTTCAATGATACCTGGACAAGGTATTTAGAGACAGGCTCTAGTACCTTTGATTTTACTGTTTTTAAAAAGGCCATTATCTCTGATATAGGTCGAAAAAGAGCCTATAACGCTCTAAATGAAAAGGCTTTTGTATCATTTCAATATAAAGGCAAGACTTATCTACATACTATCCGAAAAGTTGAAGAAAATGAGAAAGTTATCAAGTGTTATAGTATCAATCTAAACCTTGAGCTGATAAATGAGTACGCTAACCCTTACAAGTCCTCTAAAACTATGAGCTTTAAGGAATTTTGTGAGGAGATGGACTTGCTCAACTATACTTTCTTAAAAATCGGTATCAATGAGGTTTCAGATAAAAAGATTTCTGCCGAGTGGGAGGGTACTGATACCAAACTAAATAGACTATTAAGTCTAGCTAAGAAATTTAGCGCTGAAATTGAATTTGACACACGCCTTAACGATGACAGCTCTATAAAGTCATTTATGGTCAATGTCTACCATGAGCACGACGATAGCTACCAGGGAGTAGGTCAAGTCAGCTCAACAGTTTTAGAGTATGGAAAAAACCTCAAGACAATTACTAGGACGATTGACAAGACTGGGATTTACAATTCAGTTAAACCCACAGGAAAGGACGACCATGGCAACGTGATTGACATTAGTGGTCTTGGAGCCTGGTCAGTCAACAATGCCAAAGGTGAGCGTGAATTTTATCAATTAGGTGCTCATCTTGTTGCTCCAATCTCTATGCAGATGTATCCATCTACATTCACGCACTCAACAGGTACTCTAGACCAGTATATTCGTAAAGATATGACTGTAGAGAGTTCAAATCCTGAGGTCATCCGTTCGACGGCTTACCGTGAACTCAAAAAGAACTGTTACCCAGCAGTAACTTACGAGGCTGAGGGCTTTGCGGATTTGGAGATAGGAGACACAGTCAAAGTCTATGATGACGGCTTTAGCCCTACTCTCTTGCTTGAGATGAGGGTATCTGAGCAAGTCATCAGCTTTACCAATCCTAAAAACAATAAAACGACTTTTTCAAATGCTAAGGCGCTTGAAAATCGTATATCTCAAGGCATTCAGCAACAGCTAGACAGGATGATAGAGGACGCCAAGCCCTACACTATCAAACTTGCCACGGACAACGGTACAGCTTTTAAAAATGGCCAAGGTCAGTCTGTAGTGACCCCTACTTTAATAAAAGGTAACAAGGTTATCAATAGTGGCTGGCGTTGGGTTATTGGTGGAGAAATTAAATCCACAAGCTCTAATTATATTGTCAGAGCTGCTGACGTCAATCAAAAAATGGTGTTGACGGTCTCTGCGTGGGTTGATAATAAAGAAGTAGCCTCTGAGCAGTTGACTCTCATCAATACATCAGATGGGCTACAAGGTCAAAAAGGGGACACAGGACCGAAAGGTGACCCTGGCCCTAAAGGCGACAGAGGAGAAAAAGGCGAAAAGGGAGACCGTGGGGAACGTGGGCTACAAGGACTCCAAGGCTTACAAGGTGCCAAAGGTGACCAAGGTATTCCAGGAGTTAGAGGAGCGGACGGTCGTACACAGTACACTCATATAGCTTATGCTGATACTATCTCAGGTAGTGGATTTAGCCAGACTAACGCTGACAAGATTTATATAGGAGTGTACGTTGATTTTAACTCAACTGACAGTGCCAATCCTGCTGACTATCGCTGGACGAGGTGGAGAGGCTCAGATGGCTTAAACGGCAAGGACGGCCCTCAAGGTATTCCAGGCAAACCAGGGACTGATGGTCGGACTCCCTATTTTCATAGGGCTTGGGCTAATTCTGCGGACGGTCGTACTGATTTTAGTACCTCTGATAGTACTAACAAGCGCTATTTAGGTACGCTAACGGATTTCACAGAGGCGGACAGTCAGGATCCTACAAGATACAACTGGACAGCTCTCTTTGATAATGTGAGGGTTGGGGCTCGTAATTTTGCTCTAGGGACATCTCACCCTACTATAGGAAATCAAGGGAAAATCTATACACTAGCACAATCAGCTCAGAATTGGTCAACGGCTCAACCACTTTATTTAACGTTTGATTATGTGGCCTCTGAAACTATTAAAGGTTTTAGGGTTAATCGTGTAATTAAGTATAGAAACGGTTCGCCAGAACAGTGGGATTTTACCACTGATGATAAAGCCTTAGGAAGGCAATACATAGATACTACATCTGTTAAAGCTGGCACGTATTCTCAACCTTGGCAGTGGAAACCATACTCAAACGGTAGGACAAGCAATCTAATTGAAGAGATTGCCTTGTATCTCAATTTTGAGAACGGTTCAGATGGAACAGTTATCGTTTCAAATCTAAGAGTCAATACTGGGACAGTTCCTATTGATTGGATACCAGCTCCTGAGGATATTGAGGATAGCCTTAACTCTAAAGCCGACCAAGGGCTAACTCAGGAGCAACTGAACGCTCTCAATGAGAAAGCTGGAATTATCCAGGCTGAGCTCGAGGCCAAGGCTAGCGCTGACACGCTTGATAACTGGATTAAAGCCTATCAGGATTTTGTTAAATCTAATGAAATGGCTAGAGTTCAAGCTGAGAAAGATTTGATTTCAGCTAGTCAGCGTGTTTCAAATATTGCCAAAGATTTAGGAGAATTGTCTGACCGCTGGAATTTCATTGATACCTATATGAGTTCCTCAAATGAGGGGCTTGTGATTGGTAAGAATGACGGTAGCTCTAGCATGATGTTCAATCCAAACGGACGAATTTCAATGTTTAGTGCTGGTGTAGAGGTTATGTATATCTCTCAAGGTGTAATCCACATTGAGAATGGTATATTCTCAAAAACTATTCAAATCGGACGGTTTAGAGAAGAACAGTATCACATCAATCCAGACATGAATGTGATTAGATATGTAGGAGGTAACTAATGGCTGAATTTTGGTCAAATAATGATAGGAGCTATTATCTCAGACTGTGGGTAGACCAAGTATCCCAAAATATATCTGATAATAGCAGTCAAGTAAGACTAAGACTTGCTTTGACAAACGGTGCTCATACATTTGCAGATTATGACTGTACTGCCTCTGTAACCGTTGACGGTCAGACTTTGAGCTGGTCAGGTCGTCCATCTATGCTGAGTCAAAATAGCTCAATTATGCTGATTGATAAGACAGTAACAATTAGACATGAAAATGACGGTAAAAAAACGTTTGGGCTGTCTGCTGCATTTAGCGGTGGTGGTGGATGGTCACCAGGAACACTTTCAATCAGTAGGAACTCATTCACGCTCTCAACGATACCACGCTCAAGCTCTGTAAGCGTGAGCGCTGGGGACATTGGTAGTTTAGTAACTATCAACATTAACCGTCAGAGCTCCACTTTCAAGCACACGGTACGCTATTCCTGGGCTGGTAAGAACGGAACGATTGCAAGTAATGTAGACACATCTACAACGTGGGCGATCCCTCTTGACTTTGCAAACGACATCCCGAACTCTGCAACAGGTACAGGTACTATCTTTGTCGATACCTATTCAGGCTCTACCAAGACAGGCACACAGTCAACCACATTTACGGCAAGCGTGCCAGCTAATGTCAAGCCTAATTTTACAAGGATATCATTATCAGACTTAAATAGTGCTGCTCAGAACCTTATCCCAAACGGAAACACGTTCATTCAGGTAATCTCTAACATCAAAGTAGCGCTTAATGGTGCAGTTGGTTCTTACGGCTCATCCATCACTGGATACTATGCTGAGATTGTCGGCAAGAACCAATCCACAAGCTCGAACGGTGGAAGTCTAGGTATTATGAATTATCACGGAGCTATCAAAATCAGAGCAAGAGTCTCTGATAGCCGTGGCAGATGGTCAGATACTAGAGAGGTATCTGTAACAGTGCTTGAGTATTTTGCTCCTGCTCTTAGCTTTAGCATTGTAAGAACAGGTTCAACATCTAGCACATTGACGGTCACAAGAAATGCCAAGATTGCACCTCTGACAGTATCAGGGAGTCAAAAGAACTCAATGAGCTTGACTTTCAAAGTTGCAAGACTTGGTACTACTAATTTTCAAGCGGATACAGGACAAGCTACTGGAGCATGGACAAGTATCTCAAGTCTAGTCAATTCACAAGCTAACCTTGCTGGGAACTATCTAGCAAATCAGTCCTGGGTTGTGATCGGCACGCTTGAGGACAAATTCACACGGACTGATTTCATGGTCAATGTGGCCACAGAGAGCGTGGTTTTGTCTTATGACCGCTCTGGCGTGGGCGTCAATAAAATTCGTGAGCAAGGCGCTCTTGATGTTAAGGGTGACATCTACGCTAATAATCAGCCTATCCAACAGTATCAAATCACTGACAATAATGGATGTGGGAAGATCATCAAACAGGATTTTAATTCCATGAAAAATACTGGCTTTTGGTGGATAGACGGAAACTCTCAAAATAATCCATTTGGGGCTTGGGGGATGTTGGAGGTCTTCAGACCTAACCCTAACTCTCAGGAATGTATCCAACGCTTCACAACATCTTTAGGATATATGGCAGTTAGGGAGAATGGTTTTGATAACAACTGGAGGCCATGGCGCTACCTAGTGCAACAATCAAAATCCACTAACAATTCTGATTATGTAGCTCTGCTAAAATCAGAAAGCGATCCGACTTCTTGGCGAAACATAACTCTACAAAATGGGTGGCAACATCATCAGCAGTACAATGATGTACAATATTCAAAGTCGTTCGATGGAGTGGTGTACTTGCGTGGAGTTGGGACGAAAGGAAAGACATCTTACGGGACAGTTATAGCTCAATTACCAACTGGATTTAGACCGTTACATTCAACTTACGTTTTTGCGCTCAACGATGATTTTACAGTCGCGGTTTTATGTGTTCTAACATCGGGAGAAATAGTTGTAAGAAAGAACGTTGACGCTACATGGCTTAACTTTGATAACGTATCATTCAAAATTTAAGGAGGAAATATGAAACTAGAATATGGCTCAAAATCACAAGAATTTGATGCAAGTGGAACAGCATCAGCTACCAAGGTCACACTTGTCAATTCAAATGGCGCTATCGTACCTATTTTGTTACCGGCTGATAAAATCAGCTTGTCTAATACTGAACTCTTTGAGTTAGCTCTTGAGGCTCTTTATCAAGAGAATTTCCCAAACCGTGCTGAAAATGAACGTTTTAGCAAGGTAAATCAAGAACTGCAAAAGAACAAAGAGGCAGCGGATAAAGCTGAGCAAGCAGCGGCAGAAACAAAAGAAAATCTTGATACTGTTTCAGCTATCACAGAGGTATTGATTGCTCTTGCTATTTCACAAAGTGGAGGTATGCCTACCAACGCCTATGTCAAGGTAGCAGCATTTGTTAAGCCACTAGTCAAGAGTACACGCTACTCAAATGGAGACATCATTGCCATGCCTTATCCGTTTGAAAACAATGCCAAATGGCCAAGTGGAACCAAGACTATCTTTAAGTTCCAGATGCAGGCTAATGAGGGCTATACATACAAGGACCAGACTCTTGCTGAGATGCTTCAGCAAGGTGTGCTTACTGTGATTATGCCAAGGATTGAGTAGAGGGAGGTTGTATGCCGATTGAAGAAGCTGAAAAAATCGCGCAAAGCCAGGTGGCTTGGGCGATTTTGTTTATAGTGCTTTTCTTTATTATCATTCGATATCTTATCAAGACTTCGGACAAGCGAGAAAAGAAGATTATGGATTTGCATGAGCAATCGAAGGCTGACTCTAATAGACGAGAAGAGCGTTTGATGACTCACCTAGAAAAAACAACTACAGAATTAACCACAATCACTCACACGGTCGGAGATATTCAAAAAGAAATGGTTCGCATGAATGACCGCATGGAAGAAATCGAAAAAGGAGAATAATATATGCAACAAATTACTGAAATCATTGTAGCTTCAGCTACTGGAATTTTGACCATTTTAGCAGGCGTCGCAGTCAAATCCATTAAAGATTTTCTCATCAAAAAAGGTGGAGAAAAGACCATCAAGATTGTAGAAATTTTGGCTAAGAACGCGGTCAATGCAGTGGAGCAGGTCGCTTCAGAAACTGGCTATAAAGGTGAAGAAAAACTGGAACAAGCTCGTGATAAAATCCGTGCCGAGCTTACAAAATACAACATCAGCATGACTGACAAGGATTTAGATACCTTTGTTGAGTCAGCAGTCAATCAGATGAACGATGCATGGAAAGGAGAATAAACAAATGGAAAAAAACGACTTATTCATCGACGTATCTAGTCACAATGGATACGATATTACAGGTATTTTGGAGGATATGGGTACACAGAATACCATCATCAAAATCTCAGAAAGCACAAGCTACCTAAATCCGTGCCGACATGCTCAAGTAGAACAATCAAATCCTATCGGGTTCTACCATTTCGCATGGTTTGGAGGTGACATCGAAGAAGCTGAACGAGAGGCACGCTACTTCCTTGACAACGTGCCTACAAAAGTTCAATATCTTGTCCTTGACTACGAAGACCACGCAAGCGACGACGTGCAAGCAAATACTAATGCGTGCTTACGCTTTATGCAAATTATTGCTGATGCTGGGTATAAGCCTATTTATTATAGTTATAAACCGTTTACCCTCAATAACATTGACTATCAGCAAATCCTTGCGCAATTCCCGAACAGTCTTTGGATTGCTGGATATGGGTTAAACGATGGAAACGCTGATTTTGAATACTTCCCATCCATGGATGGTATTCGCTGGTGGCAATACTCTTCAAATCCGTTTGACAAGAATATTGTATTGTTAGATGATGCCGAAGAGGATAATGTAACCAGTAAAAACGCTCTAAAAAGCCTTAATACTGTAGCCAGTGAAGTTATTCAAGGCCTTTGGGGTAATGGGCAAGAACGTTTTAATAACCTATCAAATGCTGGTTACGATGCGCAAGCCGTGCAAGACAAGGTAAATGACCTCTTAAATGCTGGAAACACTAGTAAAGACTTGAATACTTTAGCAAATGAAGTGCTACAAGGCTTGTGGGGAAATGGACAGGAAAGATATGACAATCTCACTAATGCTGGCTACGACGCTCAAGCTGTACAGGATAGAGTTAACAGTATTTTAAGCGGTGATGATTCAGATACAAGCGACTACGATGTTGACGAAATCGCAAACCAAGTCCTTCAAGGTCTTTGGGGGAACGGTCAAGAGCGTTATGATAGCTTAACAAGAGCGGGATATGACGCACAAGCTGTACAAGACAGAGTGAATAGTCTTTTAAATGATGAAAACGCTAATTCAGATCTTGATACCGTAGCAAACGAGGTTATCCAAGGCCTATGGGGTAACGGTCAAGAGCGTTTCGAAAACTTAACAAACGCTGGTTACGATGCACAAGCTGTTCAAAATCGAGTTAATGAATTGCTTTCTTGACGAACTGACTAAAAAAACCTGTATAAAATCAAAAATATTGTACACTAGACCGCAGGCTACGGCTTGCGGTTTTTTTGTTTGTCTGAATCAAGAAAACATCTAACCAACCGGCACCAATGTCGGTAGCAAAATAAATGGTTTGCCTGAAAAATAGAGTTAAGTTCTATTTTGCAAAAACACGCATTTTGAACGATTAGAAAGCAAAATCTAAATCCTATTGTTCAAAAAAGTGCTTACTTGAAGAATAGAAATGAGAATCGTGTCGCATTATTGTCAAAAACGGTGTTTTGTTAAAAATAAAAAAAGTAATGATTTTTTCACTACTTTTTTATTTTTTTACGAATAGATAAGTAAGGAGGATGAACAAATGAAAATCTTAAATATTGAACTAACAAGCATTGATAAAACTGACTTAGGTTTTGAACATTTGGTAGATGTGACTTACCATGTTCCGATTTTGAAAAATAAGTACACGGTCAAGTTGTTGCTTCTTATGGAATGCAAGATTGAGGACCAAGAGGTCATTGAGTACCTGGTATCAACCTGGAAGTATCGGGATCTCGTGCTGCATTCTGTAAAGATGTATGAAATGGAAAAAAATCAATAATTTTACTGTCCTTTATTGAGATGTTGGTGGTCTTGCTCATCATCAGCGTTCTTCTCTTGCTCTTTGTACCTAATCTGACCAAGCAAAAAGAAGCAGTAAACGACAAAGGAAAAGCTGCTGTTGTTAAGGTAGTGGAAAGCCAGGCAGAGCTTTATAGCTTAGATAAGAATGAAGATGCTAGCCTAAGTAAGTTACAAGCAGATGGGCGAATCACAGAAGAACAGGCTAAGGCTTATAAAGAATACCATGATAAAAACGGAGGAGCCAATCGTAAAGTCAATGATTAAGGCCTTTACCATGTTTGAAAGTCTCTTAGTTTTGGGACTTGTGAGTATCCTTGCCTTGGGCTTGTCCGGCTCTGTTCAGTCCACTTTTGCGGCGGTAGAGGAGCAGATTTTCTTTA